CACGACAAGTTCCGTCGTCAGAACTACAGACCTGAACGTAGCTCGCGATATGGATCTGCAAGGTGAATTCACTGTCCCTATCGCCGAATGGGCCGGTTCCGGCACTGTGAATCTCGGTGCAAATGATTACGAGGTTGCCTACACGACTGGCTCTTGGGACGCTGACAGCACTGCAACAGCCTACGGTTGGACCGGCGCAACGATCTCTGGGGATTTTGCAACAACCTTTAGATCTAAAACCGTCACATGGCAAACGCCTATCCAGAATGGCGAAGAGGTTGTGTTATGGATGAAGCCTACCGCTGGACCATGGCAACCAGCAGCATTCATCCAATCAGGTAACAACATATCTTTACAGCCTTTCAATTACACAACAGGCACGGGCGGTGCGGAAAGCTTTGGCTTTTCTGTAGTAAATACATCCACGACTACAACACGTGTCAATTTTGGTCGATATGGATCAGCTAATATGGCGGGTGCAGCACGTGGCTGGAACTCTGACTTCCTCAACTACCAGTGGGCGGTGGTTAAGGGAAAAATTGGCAGTGCAGTCGGCTTCTCACTAGCTACGGCGACTGAGAGTGGTTTGGTTAAGGCAAATAGAATACAGAAAAAGACTGCCTCAGGTTCTTGGTCTTCGAATACGTCAAGTATAATTACATTCAGCAATTTAACTTTGGGCGTCGTCTACCGGATAACCTATGCAGGTGTGCGAGTGTACCGAACTGCAAGCGGCGGGATAGGTGCATTAACCGTCCTGCACAACTCGGTTGATATTGTGAACGGGACATATCATCCGGGACTAGGTGATACTGGCAGCACAACTGAATCGGCGGAAGTTATTAACGGTCTGGAATCTTCCGCAATTTTTACGGCAGCAGCAACAACGGTTACCATTGATGTAAAAGCCGGTAGCGGCGGAGTTATAGACGCATATGCCTTTTTAGAAGAACTAAACAACTACAGCATAACTACAGCTTGGTGAACTAATGAACCTCCTCCCATTCCTACTCCTACTGACCTCCTGCTCATACCTCACTAAACACGAGGGTAAGCAGACGGACGCGAGTTTGCCGTTGGACGGTTTGCGTGAGAAATATAATGCGGTTTATCAGGAGGTTTTAGATGGACTTGACCCAGCTACAGGATGGATCAGCCATATTGACTGCGATAGTTTGCTTTGGAACGGCTTAGCATGTTCACTAGGTTTCCCCGTGAATATCGAGTTAGCAGAATACGAACCTGGCTTAATGGGAAGGCGTCCGAGAGAACCGCATGGGCAATGTTTTACTGAAGAAAATGGCGATGTCGGTTCAAAAAGCTCAATGTCACGTGATTCAGCTACGGGATATCTTTCTTGTCTCTGGGGGAGGAAAGATCTGTTAGCTATGCAGCGGTTTGCTACTAGGTCGGAAAATAACGATTGGTTTATTGGAATACCTAAAGATCGTTTTTTTGAAACAAATCTCTATTTCAATCTCGCTGGATTACTTGGGAGAATGATTTACGTAGCAAGTTCCGGGGCCGACGATAGATACTACCGAAGGACCGGATATCTCTACCCACCTGTTGAGAAAGACTTTGAACGTAACATACAAACTCAGGGAATCTTGTTACAAGACGGCGTTGATGCGGCATACAATCTTACAACAGCTATAAACAAAGAAATGCTTGATAGGTTAAAGGAGAATGCGGCTGCTTATCCTGATGATTTTCTTTTTAGCGCGGCACTGGGGCGTTTCACAGGTGATCAGTCTCGCGCACTGGATCTTCTCCTATCTGACACTCTGGTTTGTCCGTCATACGCACGCGGTGAAAGGCCGGACGTTTACTGTAAAATTATTTGGATTCAAGCAGCTAAAATAGTGCTTGATCATTTAGATGATTAACTTCTTTAATTTTCCTTCGCGCTTCTTTGCATCGTTCGTTTTTGCACGTTCGACATATGCGATAGGGAAGTTGGCTGGGAACAAGGTTTGCTAGTTCTAAAGCGTGACCTTTTGGACAATGTGTTTTGCTTTGGCAGTGTCTGCGTTTTTTTAGTGCGCAATCTTTATTATTATCAGAAGCAGTCCCGAGAAAGAGATGCGCTGGATTTACGCAAGCTGGAACATCGCAAGTGTGACAAACAAAAAGATGGCCTGGATCTATTCCTGAAGCTATTTTGTAGCTTAACCGATGGGCTTTTAAAGGTCTTTTCCCATCGTTAATTTGGCCGTAGCCATGTTCGTTCTTAGAGCCAACCCAAGGCCAACAGGCGCTGTCGCTGTTTTTGTTTACGTATTTCCAGAATCTTTCAGCTATGTCGATGCGCGGTCTTGGAGGCTTAGGAATAATGTCGTAAGAGCCGGTTCTTTTTATTCTATAATAGTGCATATAGCAACAACCGGCTGTGCTCGCTTTCTTTTCACAACCATCTATTTTACATTTTTTGAAAGTCATAAAACCCCTTAGTAAAGTAGCCGGAAAATGACACAAGAGTCTAAACCCAGTATAATTTCAGTATCAGTTATTACATTTTTTTCGAGTATTTTGGAAGTACCGTTCCACGTGAAACAAGGGGATTAAATGGAAATCGAAAAATACATTTCTCAGATAATCATTGCCCTGATCACGGGTGTTGTCGGCTATATCGTTAACAAAATCGAGAGAGTAAGAGAATCGCAGGTCGATCTAAAGAAAGACCTCGATATCGCTTTTAAGAAAATACGTGCATTAGAAGGGGAAGAACGTGAGTGAAGAACAAATACAAGCTGGAAGCGTAAGCGGAAAACCGATCTACGTATCTAAGACCATGATCGCAGCAGGACTAACTGCAATCGCGCCGTATATCCCGTATGTCAGAGACTGGGTGCAGGCTGATCCAACTTCTGCAATGACCGTAGCTGGAATTTTGTTTGCGGTTCTACGTCTGGTATCGACGAAAAAGCTTGAGTGGAAAATAAAATTTTAAGTCTCTTAATTTCTGCCAGTAAGACCGGGATATCTTGTACGAGCTTGTAGGCTGCGGCGCTACATGACAGGATATCCTGCAACTTTCGCGGCGAGATTGAGCAGTATCTGGTGCGTATGATGTTTATTTCTTCGGGGGTCATTTAGTTTCCTTCAGTTTTTCAAGTGCTTTATCTAAGTTACCCCAATATAAGTTACTTTCAGTATCCATAAGATCAGAGTATTTCCACATGACCTTATCTGCCGCTTTCCAAAGCTCAATCAAAAGGGGAACGACCGACATTATTTCGGTGTCATTCGCTGGTGATTTGTATTTCCTGCCGTCGTAGGTTCTTTGTAAGTCGTCGGGGGTCATTTCGTTTCCTCGTCCAAAGTCCAAGCTGCTATCCGTGCAAGTTCTTGTCCTGTGTGCTGGCACTCTGATCCTGTCACTGCAATTGACAATGATCTGTGCGAGTGCTGGAGTTCTCCGTTTATACCTGTTGCCTTGTCTAAGATAATTCGGGCAATGTTTTTGTCCATTTTGTACTCCGTATAACCATCGCTCCGTTTTACGAATTCCCTACCGTTTGAGTCAAATCCTGTCGTCCAGCTCATTTCGTTTCCTCTTCCATCCATTTGCGACACTTGATTAGATGCTCGATAATTTTCTCCAACTCGTCCATATCTAAAGTATCTAAACCGCATTCGTTTCTAAACTCGACAAGCTTGCGTACTTTTTTATCTGCCTTCCAATTTTTGCAGGTGACTTTAAAAAGGAAAGTTTTTAGTTGGCGGGGTTTAGTCATCTTCAACTTTCGCCCTCCACAAGCCTAAGTGCTCTCTCTGCCCAATACTCTAATCTGTGTGAATCGTCTCCGTTGTAACATGACTCTACACTTGATATGTCTCTGATAAAATCAGCCATTGTCTGCAAACATTGTTTGCAATTTGCTTCGCCGCAGTCTTCAGAATACCTGTGCTCAGATTCATATGTGCCACAAACCACTGCGGTATCCGCTGGTCCTTTTTGTCTAAGGGTCAGATGTATTGTCATTTCTTTTCCTCTAGTTTAACCGTCCCACGGTAGTCACAGGACGGATCTTTCCCGCCGCCGATAAAAGTGCACCAAACGTCTCCCCGCTGATTTAAAAGAATCGTACTACAACACTTTGGACACCTTGGAGCGACTAAAAGAATCGGCCATTGTTTTTGTTCACTCATCTTCAACCTCAATAACCACGGCATGTTTCTTTTTAAATTTGTCGCAGGCATGATCAGAGGACGATGGGCCTTTTGAATAACCCGTCATGTTTCTGTGCTCTCTTGGGCATTCAGATGTTTTCATCCAATGGTCACATCTCCCGCATTCATTTATTAAGCCTTCAATTTTCGCTTTATCGATTAGGGCCATTGTTATTGCATAACGAAGATCTTCACTCATCTTCAACCTCAATGACTCCAGTAGCATTACAAATCTGACATTGAATAATTACAGGTTCGCCGCAACATTCGTCGCTCCCCATTCCGCAACATTCCTGTGTCGCACCGTAGCCACCGCAGTGATGGCATTTTTGTTCAGTCATCTTCGACCTCTTTTTGTAACCGCGGGAAAAACCGAACATCGTAATCAGCAGTAACGTTGTATTTAAATACCCTTCCTGGGTCATCTACAGCCCGGACTTCGACGATAAGATTAAAATCATTAGCGTCACAATCCCCGTCACCCTGATCCCAATACTCTTCTGCTACGGTATGTGCCACATCTTCTATACTCCACGTATTGCCTAAAAACTCTTGCCATTGGTCGCCGTGATTTTCATGCCGGTATTCATACTTAGGTTTCATTCCTCAACCTCAACGACCACGGCTGGGTATTCAGTAATTAAGCGAATAGCACGCTCTGGTTTTGTCTCGTACAAATCGGAAGTAATCCAGTAGGTATGATTACTAATGTTTCTGCACAAAGCTGGATACAGCTTCACCGTTTTCTTTTCAGGCGGGAGAATGTCGTAAACGGATTCTCTACCACTGTCGCTGAAACTACCGCTCAAAAATCTAACTTGTATTATCTCGGTTTTCAAACACATAAATATTAACTGTGACCTAGCCTTAGCCTCCGGTGCGTACATCAAAAACTTGTACTCTTTGCCATCTCTGTCTCTGTAAATCTCACCCACTTTAAATATCACCTCGTCTCCTCTCCTCGGTGCGGAGTTCTTCAATAGATTTTTCGAGTCGTTTTATACGTTCCTGAAGAACTGGAAATTCATTGAATCGGTTAACCAGTTCGATAGAAACCAACATACATTCATCTGTATATTCCCTAGCAGGAAACTGCATCCATGGCTGAATGAAATAGAAGTCTTTTTTCGATGTGAACTCACAAAAGTCAAAGCTTTTGTCGAATTCGTAAAAAATATCGAAGCCCTTCCCGTTGACAGTGTTTTTGGCAGACAGTCTAAGCTTTCCAAAATCTTTCATACGTTCTCACCAACTTTAAATTTCATTTCGGATTATCCATTCTAAAAATACATGCCAAGCAAGTAGTCTCACTCCGAGTTTTAACCACTTTATTCACCGAACTCGCGTCTTTTCTACAAGCCAGGATGGTTCTCCCGGCCTGTACTCCGACTATGAAATGCGCCCTTTTGTTCTTATCCCTGCCGAGCGGTTGACCTTCGGGCAGTGGTTTGAATTTCCGTCTATTCATCGTTATCACCAAAAACCTTTCCGTAGGCTATTGAAACTACTTTTCCGGCGCAGACGTTACACAGTGGTTTCCCTTCTATCCAGATGCAGTAGCGCACTGGCTGAGGCTTTTCACACAGCAAACAAATGGGCATCCTTCTAAGCGGGAATTTTTTCACCGTTCAGTGTCATGCCTGCTCTGCTCCGTGGCATTGTTCACAGGACGTTCCTCGTATAAGACTTTATATCCCTGAGCGCATTCACCGCGATTGCGAGGCAGCTGCTAAAGTCGTTATTGGTTTTCACCAGGGTCTCGCAAATATTAATCAAAGCAGAATCGGCGATGGTCTCAATCACTCCACGGAACTCCATTAAGATCACACTGGGATCTGTAGTATTTGAGTTCTCCGAGGTGTTTCGCGAAATTTCCGAGTAAATCTCTGATATTTGATTCAATAGAGTCAAGTTCTTCCGTGTCATTGATATGCTCCTTTACGCAATCGGTTATGTCTTTGAACAAGTCGGTCATTTCCTCGGCGGTGCTTTGCAGCTGCTTTGCTCTGGACTTGGCGCTGACTTGAAAGCTCAGGTTCACGCTTTCTGAGTCGCTTTGCGGAATATAGGGCCTAGCCATCAACGTCATTGGCCTCTATTACCTCGAACCTGCTTTGGAGTTCTGACGCAGGACTTGCAATCGCCGTCGCAACCAGGACGCCCTCATCTTCAGGGTTAACATTTGCATCGTATTCAGCGATCGCGATACCGTTCAGCGCGTCAGGAAATTTATCTTTTAGTGCCTGTGAACGGGCTCTGTAGCGCAGCATTCTCTTGGCGTATTTTTTCCAGGTAACGTTACCTAGCAGGCCAGCTTTATCCGCTTCAGCCAAAGTAAATGAGCACTCTTCAACTTCGGGGTCGCCTCGGCGCTTGATCTGGATAGCCGCTCCGAAAACCTCTGCTAAGAGATTTCCATTTTCGGTACAGATCTTTTTCTGGTCCTTGTCGAACCACCATTCCCTTTTCCATTCTACGAGATTTTTTGCGTAGCAAAGTGCCATGGGCAAATCCCCCCAGATGCTGGGATTTCCGTTAATAACTGAAATCTGCCTTAGTGCCGTCATAGGCTTCAGACCGAGTTCGCAGGCAAACTGCATACCGACGAAAACCTGCTCGGGTGTTTTATACTGGGCGGGCATCATGCCTGACATACATAGGGCTTTCGAGACCCTGAACGCCTCATCGATAGTCGTAGGCAGGACTACCCCGTCAACCACCATAACCTCTGGTTTTTTAATTTCAACTGCTGCCGTCTTTTCCATATAAACCCCTTTCAAGAGATAGAAATTGTTTCGAACTTCATTGGATATCCCGGCCATTTACCGGTTTTTAAGCACTCAGCGTATTTGTCCAGGGCTTCCCTATACAGGGTGTTTCCTGTTTCAATTGTTATTTGGTCGGCGGCGTAAAAGCAGGCACCATAGGGACGAGATTTTTCAACAGCGAGCCACGCGAAAAAGTTTACCGGCATGAACTTAGAAAAACCCTCCAGGTAGTAAGCGGCTGACAGGTGATATTTGAGGTATTTTACCGAACTCTTAAAATCGCCGACGGCATTTATGCAGGACTTCAAATCGATTACGGTATCAGCGTTTATGATGTCAGCCCGGACCTTGCACAGGACGCCTGTTTTCTCGTCGGTCCAGTAGGCGCTCACTTCGGTGTAGTTTCCTGCCAGGAGTTTCATAGCCATCGGGTTTTGATTTAGCGTAGCGGCGAGACCTGTTACTAAATCGTAGTCAGATTGATCGACGCATTTTTTATCCTTGTTTTCAGCGAGAAAAACAGCCTTTTCAGCCTGGCTGTCTTTTGATCTTCCGAACTTTTTAGATATGACTACCGTTGACGCGAATAGGTCTGGCTCCAGTACCGCGAGATGAATCAAGGTTCCCAGCGCCATCGCAGGGGTTTCTTTTTTCTCGCCCTCTTTGGATACCTGGTAGTGAGCTGGCGACCGCAGGATTTCTTTTAGGCCGGATGAGCTAATGCCAGGGCCTGCGTGGTAGACCTCGTTAGGTAGGTCAAAAAGTCCAGTGAGTTCTCCTGACTCATTAAGCTTATTGAGTTCCTCAACAGAAGTTATCCGTTTGAGCTCTGACATAAAAACACTCCGAGATTTTGGATTTGACAAATTTTCAGTAAAAAATTATAAGGGGCTCAATCCCGACAAAAGATTAAAGCCCCTGTATGCGAACAGCGCGAACGCTGGAATCACCAAATTTGCCTCTATCAAAGGCGAACACCCTTTCAGCACCTATCCGGGTAATCAGCCCTTAACTCACATCGCCAAAGCGTCGTGCGTGATTGCTTTATTGCACCACTTGCCACTTAGGTCAAGAAATTATAATTAGTGGCAATTATCACGACAGGCAACCGATGAACTTTACAAGAGAATATGCGATATCTGAGTCCGATATTTTGAATGGGCTAAGAATGGTTCGCAAGGTGCGCGATGCCTTTGCACTTGGGCTTGGTAGGCTCATGCGGTCGCAGGGGTTATCACAAAAACAATTTGCCCAGAAATTCGGGACCACTGAAGCAACGGTTTCTCGCTGGATGACTGCGGAAAAAATACCGAATTACCCGACAATTGACCGGATCTGTGAGTTCTTCTCAGTTGACCCTCAGGTGCTTTTGTCGCCGGACGAATCATTGAGTATCGCTGGTCACGGAAAAATCGTTTTAGACCTTGAGAAGATCGCAGCCGAATCAGGCTATATCATTCAAAAAAGGACTCTTAAGCGACCAAAGAAAATGTAAAATCGAAAACATATGATTGAGGTTTTTCCTGACTGCTTGACAAACTCAGCTCTTCCGTTTTAAACGGAAAGCACCTTTCTCAGTACCATTAGGGGACTATCACTACCGGATTTATCACCCGGTAGCCCCTTACATCCGGATTTTCCTCCCGAACCTAGCAGCCGCTGGGTATTTTTCGTTTTAAAATATATTTTGAGTTTTGAATAAGATGCAATTCAGTAGACATCCAAGCTATTTCGATTTCGATCTAGCGCGAAAACAAGGCGACTACGCAAAGCGGTTCACTGCTGGTTACGAGATCGCGTCTACTGTAAAAACCGGGCTCTCTCTTTTTGAAAAAAATGTCTGGGCTCCTGCGCTGCTTAAAGACAACTACCGTTTGCAGGAAAACTTCATTCAAGCGCAGCTGTTTGGTATCGATATCGACGATCCTGGGTACGACTTAGCGCAGGCATTAAACGAGTGGTGCGATAGCTTTCACATTATCGGCACAACAAAAAATCATCAGAAGCTAAAGCGCGGTCTGGTCTGTGATCGGTTTAGAATCATCGGTGCATTTGAAAAACCAATCACTGATTCTGCGCAGTATGTCCTTAATATAAAAAGCATTCAAAGCAAATATGGCGGCGTAGACACATCATGCCAAGAGCCCGCTCGTCTATTTTATCCTTGCGCTAAGGTACTTAGTCACTGCTACGATGGATACCTCTACCCTGTGCAAGAATTTCAAGTGCGCAAAAGACCTCAGATTCAAAAAATCTACGAGGGCGGAACACTGCCTTTGTGGGTTGTTCATTTTCTTTCGAAAGGCGAGCTACCAGCATTTAACAAGTTTGCAGACAGCCGAAACTGGACGATCTGGCTAGTGGCTCTTGCGATGCTGAACTCTGGTTATTCGCCAAGTGATATCGAATCTAGGGTCAATGCTGCTCCGTTCAACAGGGAAGGGATAAAAGACAGCGACGTGAAAAGTCGAATCAAGAGTGCAGTGAAGAAATATGCAAAGGAGTGCGAAGTTTGAAAAATAAAAAGATCTTGATGAATTACGAGAAGGTCGCTCACCCTGATAGCCCGGATAAGCCTTCAAAAAGGCACCTTAACCTCGCTGAAATCTACGAAAACTGTGTTGCCCTGATCAATGGCCACAATATTTTCAGCGTAAATTTATCGGTCATAGTGGACGATGGCGGAAAGATCCTGATCCTAGAAAAGACAGATGCACTATTCGCTTGGTTTGGTCGCATCGGTTTAAACGTAGTTTGGACTCATGGCGGGTGCTCAAAAAACGAATTCTTTCAATTCATGCGGCAAGATCTCCGGCAGTATGACCGTATTGATAAGTACCCACACTTTCCAAAAATACCAAATGTCTACTACTGCGCTAGTGTTCCGAAAAAAGAGTACACAGGAGCGATCGACGAGCTGCTTTCTCTCTGGGAGTTTCATTCAGATTTTGACCGCGATCTGGCGAAAGCTTTCATCTGTACTTCATTCTGGGGCGGACCCACAGGAACACGTCCAGCATTCTTTATTGAAGGAGACGGCGGCGCTGATGGGCATGATAAAAACAGGGGCGTAGGAAAATCCGAGTTAGCTAAATTGGCCGCATCTTTGACAGATACCAGTAGCATCGATTGCTCACCAAGGTTATCAGGTGAAGAGATCGCGAAGAAAATTGCAAATTCAAGAACCGACACGAGGGTGATTGTTTTCGATAACGTGAAATCTATCAAACTCTCAAACGGTGACCTTGAAGGATTTATAACCAGTGAAGCAATCTCGGGCTGGAAGCTCCACACTGGTCAAATCTCGGTTGGTAATTACTTCAGTTGGGTTTTCACGATGAACGAAGCGAGCATGTCAAACGACTTTGCTACTCGCGCCGTATGTATCAGGCTTTCTCGTCCTCAGTACCACACCGCTTGGGGGCGTAAAAAAAGAGATCTCATCAAAAACAGAAGAGACGATATTATATCCGATATTCAAAACATTCTGGCTCGCCCAGCTGTTGAACGAAATACGAGTTTTAGGTTTTCAGACTGGTATCTTGATGTGATGTCTAAAGTTAATCCGAGTGATGAGTTCGATAAGAAAATAAAAGAGCGGCAAGCGAGTGTAGACGGTGACGACGATGACGGTGAGGATATAAGCGAGAAGTTTTGTCAGGAAATATCTGACAGGGTTGTTTACGGGGTTAACCACAACCAAGAAATCTCGCTTGACCCGAGTACGGGTGTAATCCTAGTCAGCAAAGCTATTGCCGCGAAATGGGTCAGGGACTTATTAAACACAAAGTACATGAGCACGAGATGCGCCACTTCGTTAATAAAGCGAAGCAGAGTCCCAGGAATTCTTGGTGAATTCAAAACCAAAACGGCTCGGTGCTGGGTTTTTTCGTTCGTTAAAAACGGTAACTTTAAGGGAGCTTATTTGATCGATAACAACCTTAGAAATGTGAAACTTCATAGTTTTGATAAGGGCGGATACGACATCGGCGATAACGTAGTTCCTATAAAAAAAGAGGGGCTGGGGAAATGAAATACACGCAGGCGAGAATAAAAAATGAGAAAAACAATAACAGCTGAGTCAATTGTTGCGATTTGTGATAACCGTGAACAGTTGCCATTAGACCTTTCGCCGCTAAAAACAATTCGCGGAACTTTGACTACCGCAGATTATACAGTTTTAGGACTTGAATCAAAAATTGCCGTCGAACGCAAATCCCTCCCCGATTTCCTAGCCTGTGTCGGCAGAGAGCGCGAACGATTCGAAAGAGAGATCCAGAGAATGCTCGGATATGAGTGCCGAGCTATCGTCGTGGAAGCAACATGGAACGAAATCGAAGCTGGCTTATGGATCGCAAATCCTAATCACTACAAATGGAAATCAAAGGTTACTCCCAATGCAGCAATTGGCTCTGCACTTGGATGGATCGCGCAGGGTATCCCGGTCATCATGACTACAGACCATGACCGGGCAGGGCGTTTTGTATCTCGACTTTTATTCACGGCGGCTCGCCGTCGATGGAATGAACTTAGATCATTTGGTGACGCAATTTTAAAGGAGGTAGAAGCAGGATGAACAGAATTATTTTATGTGGACGCTTGGGGAAAGATGTTGATTTCAAAAACGTGAAGGATACGTCCGTCGCAAATTTCAGCATCGCGACTTCAAAGAAGGTGAAAGATCAGACCTACACGCAATGGCATTCAATAGTGGTCTGGGGAAAACTCGCAGAGATTTGCTCCAAGCATATCGGCAAAGGTAGCCAGGTAATCATCGAAGGTGAAATGACCTACCGCGACTGGGAAGATAAAAACAAAGTCAAGAGAACGCAGGCTGAGATTGTTGCGAGTAGCGTGGAATTCATTGGGAGTAAACCGCAGGGCTCACAGAATCAACAACCAGAATCTACTGGCGATGCGTTTGATGTAACAGACATCCCTTTTTGAGGTGATTATGATCGACCGAGTTATTACGTTGCGCGAAACTATTCGAGGTGTAGCTGAACGTTGGAAGCAGCAATATTTCAAAAACGGTGACTGGCGATATGATGACAAGCAACATATTTTTGATGAGCTAAAAAAACTCGACTTGAACACGGCTTCGAAAATCACGGTAGATGGAATTATCGGCAATAGAAGCTGGACAAACGTCGAATGTAGCGAGTGTGGGTATTTTCATGACGCCGTAAGAGAGTGCGGAGCAACATATAATTACGAATCAGCTACAGCGATGTTGTGCCGCGACTGTCTTAAAAATGCGCTTGACGAACTTGAAGATGCGTTGGCTGATAAAGGAAGATGTGTATGAATTTCATTCGTTCGCTTTTGTGCTGGTATAGATCCCGTGGACATTTGTGGGAATGGCGACACATGAGTGTCGTCAGGTCAGGCTCAGGGACGAGTGGAAACGTGATGCGTTGCATTCACTGCGGTGCGCAGACCGTGGTTAGAAATCAGAAATCTTTTGGAGTGGTGGGGAAGTGATGGACGACGACAACCGATACTGGCAGCCGATTATTTGCGAGGTGTGCAAAAAACAACTTGGGTGGGCCCCTTACGGTCGTAGCGACTATCAATGCCTGACCTGCAACAACCTCCCAGAAAACTGGGACGAAATACCCGAATGGGAAAAACGATACGACCAATACTTAATTGGTAAGTAGAAACACCGTGACTCGCAGACCGGCTGTGATATTCTTTGGAAGTCGCAGCGGGATTTGCGATTGTTCGCCTGCCCAGTATTATGGACCGCCTGGGTACGACCTTCTGCCTTCTCTACCCAGGCTACCCCAACACCGGATACCGCATGAGGATGGCAAAACACCACGGAGATCTCTGTAAACGGCCAGAGCTTGGCCTGGGTATGGTATGTGGGCGCAACGCACCAGCGTTGGTATTTGACGGGCTGCCTATATTCTGATCACCTCAGCCCAGATTTGGATTGAGCAAACCACCGGGCTAGAATAGCGTGACCATGCGATGCGGGTCCGTATAGCTATAGGCCCGTTCTTCTCCGGAAGGCTTCAAAGAAATTTGAGGCTTTTTGTTTGTGTAGGATTTGATACAGCGTTGGATTGCGCTTTAATAAAAAAGAATCTGACGCCGATAGATCAGGCTAGTGAATTCAGTAGATAGAACTAGCGGCGGAGGTATTTTTATTCGTTGTTCCGCTCTGGCTGCTCATCGACCTTGCCGGTCCTGGCGATCTGATCATCGCGGATGGACTTACCGACCCACATGTAAGCTTCCTCTAGTTTGGTGAGGACCAGGGATTTTGCTCTGCCATCGGCCAGAACATTAACCGATGCTTCTAGTGCGTCGAATGAAGTTTTGAAATCACCCTGCGCTTTTGCTGCTTGCTCATCGTATTTCACATAACTGAAACGTTGACTCATAGTAAATTCTCCAATGTTGTTTTTCTCACCATAAAAAAAGACCCCGGAAAAATCCAGAGCCTTCTTGTGAGGTCTTAACGGGGGATCAGTATCATGATCCTCAGCAGGGTAGTGTTGCCAGGCCGTTTTACATCAAGCCTTAGCAACCCGCAGTTAGCTTTTACTAGGATTGCAGATCGCGGATTTGATAACCACGCTACGAGCTTCGGAGTCCGGCTAGTATCACCGCAAAGATAACGTGGACTAAGCAACGCTATCAAATTCCTGCGCAGGTTTCACTAATTCAAAATGAACGAAATCTTTAAATGAAACGAAATTTCCGCCCCACCTAATTTTGATACTCATCTTATCAGCCTCTTCAAGCATCACTCGGCCGAGTTCCTTGAATAGAGGGATATCATTCCATGATAGCTTTCCATCGGGTTGAAGCGGTGCAATGTCTACCGCTAGGCTAGGTGCGCAGTTGTGCTTACTGTGAGGCCAAGGGAGTTTAGATTTACCCGCTAAGAAAGCCTCATTCTGCTCTGTCTTACCTCTAAATCCACAGATTACTAACAGGCTCATCCGGTCGCTAACAACCTGAACTAACCGCTGAATATCGTCATGGCATTCAAGGAGCTTCTTACGAGAACTTGCGGAATGGATCGGCATATAGACCCCTTATAGACAGAAGCCCCGACGCAATTGCCGAGGCTTCAAGTTCGATAGGAGTTCAAAATTAGGTATCCGGAACTCCATTCGGAATATTGGCTCTCAAAATTTAGCACCTTCTTACGTTTCATGCTTCTTTTAGTTCTGCGGGGTCCGGCGCAAAGCAATAACCCTCTGACTTGAGAAAACTCCAGACTGTTGTTCTACTGATTCTTAACTTCCTGGCAATTTCCGCTTTAGGTGTTTGGATATCGAAGAGCTCAATAATTTGTGCCTTCTTAGCTTTTGATATCCCCCTCGGACCGAGCTTCTTACCCCTGCGCACCGCTGCTGCAAGACCGTCTTTCACGCGCTGGACGATTACATCACGTTCAATCTCTGCAATCTCGGAGAACGCTGCGAGCATGGTTCTTCTAAATGGATTTTCATGCCCCAGGTTTAGGATCGGCTGAGTGATCGAGATAAACGCAACGCCGCATGAATCGAGTTCTAAGATGGTTCTGATGGCAAAGGATGCTGACCTGGAGAAACGGTCGAGCTTATAGCAAACGATTGTGTCAACTTCACCGGCTCGCGCTAGTTCTATCATCGTCGCAAAACCCGGCCTGTTGTTGTCCTTTCCGCTGCGGCCTTCATCCTGAAACATTCGGACCTTCTTAGGCTTCTTATCAGCTGGCAGGCTTTTCAACCAGGCTTCTACGGCGTCGCGTTGTATTGTCAGCTCCTGCTTCACAGTAGAAATACGAAAATAAATGGCTATCGAATTCATTTTGTCCCCTTAGTTGTTTGCAGGGTTTTTACTTCTTAACCGAGCTTCTTAATTAATTTTTATTCCCTCTTAGTAGCTTCAATTTGTTTAAGGGCTTCTTTAATTATTCGCTCCATCATACGATCGGATGGAGTAAAACGGTGTCCGCAAAAAATACACGTCATCACAATGACATTATTTTCAAACGTAGAAATATATTGAACATCGGGGCATCCGCATACAGGATTCATTTTTTATCCCCTTAAATTTCTTCCTGCTGGATCGTGACTTCAAAGCCAAGCCGTTTAATAATTTTTAGTTGTTCTAATGTCAGATTGTTTTTCTGCTCAACAAGTTCTGCAAATATTTCAGCTGTTTCGTTTGCGCAAAAATACATTGGGCGCCCAAATGCTGATTTGGGTATTACCAAAAGCTCTCGTTTTTCAGTCTTTTTTGCCATTGCTACGTTCCTTCAATTGCCGTTTAGTTGACCGTCAATTGTATTATAACATTGTTGGTTTAATGTCAAGCTTCTTAGGTCTTTTTTCGTTTTACAATTTCAATATCAGCCGAGCATGTGCCCTCAATTTTAAAATTATCATCGTAAGAAAAAATACCATTGGTATCAGCAATGGAGATTTTTGAAAAAACAGGCAGGCTATCCCATGCCTCAAGTTTTTCATCGCCGTTTTTCATACGTTCAAATAAATGTAATAATTCTTGTGACGGTCCGGTACTCAAAGATTCCATGGTTCACCCTTCTTAGTTGGTTTCTGATCAAGCTTCTAAGCAAATTTAGCCGCGCCTTCTTACCCCAGGAAACTCTCGTATTTGACAACCATGCACATACCTGCGGGCAAAACGGCAAGCCTTCTTGAGATCTGGTTGAAAGATAAGCCTGGTGGTATCTCGCCGATTGAAGCGCCTTTGAAGTAAACGAACAGGCCCGTCATGTCGTCTGGTGTCTGGTAGTTATCAATGCTTTCCATTTCAATCGTAATGGTTGACATAAGCTCGTTTAGTTCTGCATCGTTATCAATGCCTGCGGGATCTTGACCATCGTCTGTTGTTATCCAATATGGGCTGGTCGAAAAATCAGTAGACTTTGCCTGATCCTCGTCGCACCAGTCTTTTTGATCCGAGATAATGTTTTCGCTTGTTTGGATGAAAACACCAAATTTCACCATACCGCCGCAATCTATAAAATCTTTGATTCTTTGAACTGACATTTGTTCACCATTCTTAGTTGGTTTCTGATCAAGCTTCTTGTTGGTATCGATCAGTTTCTTTTTTTAGTTCTGGCCGATGTTCTAAGACGTACGCGATTGTTTCCTGAAGAAAACCATTCAGCCTGGCAGAGTCTAAGACCCTTCCCACATCGCAGCCCCTTAGTTCTTCAATTGAATCCGCTGCTGCATTGACCCACATGTTTATTCGACGTTGCAATTCCATGGTTCACCCTTCAGTTTGTTTGTTAATTATCCGCAAATTTTCTTAGTTCAATGACTGCGTCCAAAAAACCGTTCGCCATTTGATAATCAATTTTAAATGTGTGCAATTTACCGTCGGTATTAATACTGAAATACATTTGTGGGTTATTAGACGCGGAATTGAAGTCTAAATCGCCTAACGGGCCAATGTTTACCCTACCGGAATAATTCTTATGGTCCCATCCCACCTTTAGCCCTTTACTTAGGGCATAATTTATAAATGAGCGCAGACCGTCATCGCCGTCAATATTACTTGCAGACCTAATTAGTTTCATGGTTCACCCTTCAGTTTGTTTGTTTTTATTTTTTCTCACTATTAACGAATGTTCCTAAATCACCATTCCAAAATATAGTTGGTTCAGATATTCCTAATTTTTTTGCATTTTCTATTAAATTTTTTCGTGCAATTTCTTCATTACTGGTATCAGCTATTAAAGGTGAACTTTTATAAATTACCCTATACATGGTTATTCCATTTTGATTTTTACTTTGCGATAAATATAGATCGGGTATTTTATTTTCCATTTTTTAATTCCTTATTTCTGATTCAATTGGTTTGTTAGGAAAAAGCCCGGTCAGCCTGGTCAGCCTGGTCAACCGGGACAGTCGCTATATTGCCGATTCTAATTCTGACCTTGCTTGCTCAAGTTTTTTAGAAAGTTCGGTGACGTTTCTAAATTTAATTTCTATTTCTGCTAGCGTGTCGCCACCTTTACCCATTGGTCCTTCGTATTCGGACAAATTGACAGCAGCATATATAACCAGCGTATGCCAGCCGTTGGCGCTACCTTCGTACATGGCGCGGTAGCCGAACCATATGTGGCTGCTCGTGAGATAATCGCGGCAGTATTCATCCATTTTTTCGGCTATTTCGTCCTGTCCTGATTCAATAAGACCATGATAATCGCGCTTATCTTCAGGCATTAACGCCAACAAGGCTTTTGTTTCTTCGCTTGCGTCATATTTTATAAAAGTTTCTCGCGCTTCATCGTATTCGTTATCAGCTGATGTTTGATCATACTTACCGACGCCAGCGCCTGATCCCCAAATGGAACTTAAGTCAGTGACCCATGACTTGTCGAAACCACCGCAGTTATGACTGTGCGCACTAAAACCATCACGGGAACGACACTCAATTGAATCGATTTTTTTTATTAGATAACCATCACTGTAATTGGGACAGAGACTGTCAATATAATCACGGATGATAGATTCGAATTCCGGTAGCTGATCTAAATAAACTTTGTTGCTATATGAATAATTGGCTCTCATTTGTTCGTCTCCTGATTTGGTTTGTCTCCCCAGACTCTCACTGGATACTAATTGTATTGCAATTGCAGTGCCATTGAATCTCAATAGACAATCACAGGAATACCGCTCACTTACCAAAACGGGCAGTGGTTAAGGATTCGACGCTTTTGGATAGGAAAGTTAAGAAATCGCGTAGGTGTGCAGAAATATAGCAGATTCGCTGTCTAATGCCTGGGCAGTGAAATTGGTTAAGGATTATACAGTTTCGCCGGTTTTAGTAAGTTTAGGGGTTTTGCCTGAATACCGGAAACACGGAAAAACGAGATATTGGTGGTTTTGAGCGGATCTGTCAGCGTTAACGCTGCTATATAATTGCTGAAATCGGCTTAGTGACGCACTGACAGATAAATTCCGGTTGAAAGCTCAAATTTCGAAAAACGTCCAAAAAAGAGAAAAAATTTCCTCTGTAACCCCTTGATTCCTGGTTACGAAAGAACGGTGACGCAAACGAGTGTTTTTGAGTGTCTTCGGATACGCCAATATATTCATACGCTTGAGGGCGATGACCCGGTGACACAGTCATCCGTACCTTTATATATATATATTTTATATTATACTTATTTATTTATTTTACTCTATTAATCTTAAAAGAAGTGTCACTCAGTCATTATAGGTATAACCAGTATAAAATCATTGGATAAAGATGATGACAAAAGGGATGACAGAGCGATGACACAGTATTTTATCTGGCATTGTATTGATTAGTATTAAGGCAGCTGAGAGCTCTGCATACCATCCAGGGGCGTTGAAGGCGGAGCCGAGTGCATGGTTTTTGATCAGCTGAGGGTCTCGGTGGTATGGCGCTGTTGAGGTATTGGTAAGTGTGACTTATAAGTTACAGGTTGGTGGGATTGAGTAATTAATAGGCTGATCGTGTTCGGATCATAGATAGGCCAGAGAGATCTCTTAGGGCGGTTTGGTGTGGCTGATGGTATTGGTAAGTGATGAACGTTGCTGCTGACAGGAATGGTAAGTGATGGGTAGCGGTATTGGTAAGTATTGAGGGTTATAGTCCGCAGATGCTGAGGTATTAAGCAGTGAAGTACGGATACCGACAAGAATGGTAAGTGAACCGTGTTGGTATTGGTAAGTGGATGTTGAGGGTTTATGCAAAAATGGTAAGGGAATCTCCCCGCTCCGCGTACAAAAATGGTAAGTGTGGCATATAAGACACACTTGGTAAAATACCAAGTCCAAAAATGTACTTTTCAGTACAGTTAATACTGCTCAGCATTAAATGATCAATCATACCAGGCGCTTAAGGTGCTCTAGTGTCTCATTTTGCTGTTCATTAATCAGTAGTCCATTGAACGCTACAAAGACTTCCACGCACTAACGTGATTTATTTACCCCTATAATCAGCACGTTAACAGACAGAGCTCGGCCAGCGTACGCCAGCTGATAGATTAGCGTATGAACTGCTATATTTTTAGGCAGTAAATCATATGATCTGGGCAGGACTCCAATAATATCAACAACATAGGGGGTGCCCCCCAACATGGTTGTGTTTAGTGAATCTCTTATCCACATCCCCAACAACCCCTAAAACCCAAAGTGAGCCTCCCTTGTCCGATCTCCCCCAACCAGGAACACCACCTTCCGATGCGAAATCAGCCTCCAGATCGCCGAGCGATTATCTTCCGGGCGTGCAGGAGGGGTCGGATGCATAACCAGCAGCTTTCAGATTATTGGGTGCGATTTTGCCAGGAGACCGGCCTGGACGGTTTTTCCGTGGACCAGATGAAGGAGTGTGAGACCCACGATATTTTTGTTCGCCTGTCGAAGCGTTTTGAGGCGCGGGATCTCGAAGATCCTTTATACCTCAATGCGGTTTTCGACCGCCTCCGGGAAAAAGTCATGGGTTCCCCTGCTGTTTGCGAAGCCTTAGCAGGTGCAGAGAATGAATTAGACGCCGCTCTCAAAAAGGTGAGTGAGCTTACTGCCAGGGTAGAAGGGCTTGAGCGTTACCGCTCCTACTACGAACTCGACATTGTTTCGCGCACCGGGAGTTCCGAGGGCGTGGCGGTCGCTAGAGATTTGGTGAGCCGATGAAACCCTCCGATCTAAAGCGTGGCGATATTTTCTACGATGCCTCTGGTGATTTTGAGCCTCCGCACTGGCGTCATGTGTGCGTCCGAGTTGACCAGGATTGCGTCTGGTACATGGATGCGAACTGGAACTGGAGTGCGATGCTGGTTAAGCGGTTGGCTGGATACGTCATTTCTTTTCCGCAAGATTCAGGAGAAGAGCAAAATGTTGCCGATGTGCTCGCTGGTGAGGCCGACAACAGATTTCCTTGGGGTCCAGATCCAAAGCCCATTAGCGTGGAAGATATGCGAATTATCCAGGCGTCGCTCGATGAATATTTAAAACCAGAACTCATGGCTAAGGAGCTGTCTGGATTTTCGATGCTTAACGAATTAAAAAAAAATAAATGGCGGGGGGGCGCGATCAAGGTTCCTTTTCTTAGAGGTAAAAAATGAAACTAATAACCTACCAGGGCCCCGAGCCGAAAATAATCCCAGCCGATTCTGTCTTGCTTGCGCAGGAGGGTACTCGTTGCCGCGTCGAGGAAGTTGAGCATACCAGGCCAAAGGAAGATTTAGAGATCAGGTTCGAAGGTATTAACCAGGTAGTTCTCGAAGGCAAACTCATTACCAAGGACCAATTTGAGAAAGCCTGGCTCGATATAGGTGTGGGCAGTTTACGCGATCGCGATAATTTAGCGGCGAAGTTAGGAATAAAATGACCCGAATTTTCTCCCACGAGCATCCCGACGGTGCCCCGATAACCCAGGCTGAAGTCACTTACAGGTTTCGGTGTTATGTCTGCGAATTTGTGCAGGACGTAAAAGGCAGAGACGAGATTCCTGAGGTTTGTCCGAATTGCGAGAAACCGCAGAGCAGGAAAAAAACAAATTGGATTGAGCGTCCCAGGGAGCGTGAGTTGTGAGTGATTTAGAAGCAGAAGTTACACAGGCAAACACCGACGACGAGATTGAGATTCATTACGACGACAAGGGTCTATCGTTAATGAAGTTGATCAAAAATTGGCTTGGCACAACCAAAGCGATAAGTGAAATCCCTGCCGAGCTTTTCGAGTTAACCGAACGCGAGTTAATGAAAGAGCCCGACGATGTTCACAGGCGTCTAAAGATTTCTTTTTGGAACGAGTTCAGCGCAGCGCAGCGTCAGAAATCCGAGTACATGACTTTGCAGAATGTGATTCACGGCGTTTGCTCTTATTCGTATTGGAAAAATAAAGTTGTTACTAATCCCACTTTACTTGCGTGGCTTATCACGCCTCCCGCGCATCAGACCCTGGTATGGCAGGAGTTAATTCAGCTCGGCGAGAATAAGTTGCGCAGGGCTCTCAAGATTCAGCTCGTAGAAAAAAGATTCTGGAAAGACAAGACGGGCGAGGTCCATGTTGAGAAACGTGCGAACGTGGCTTTGATAAAAGAAGTCCGCTCCATCGTGGAAATGTTGCAAAACCGCTTGCATGGTACGGTCGTCCAGCGGCAGGAAATCCAGTCTAAATCTTTGCACGTGAATGTTAATCAGAATCAGAAAGATGTGGCACAGGACAAGCCGATGTCTGCTGACGAGCAAATGGGCGAGATTGACAAAATGCTTAAGCGCATTGAGAAAGTCGCCGCTGCCATGCCCGAGTTACCTGAAGCCGAAGTTGAGAGCGAAAGCGATCTCGTAATGAAAAAAGAAAAGAGAAAAAAGTTTGTCGAAACAGAGGCCACTTACGAGGAGTGAGGAAAAACTCCTCGCTGATAAAAAGCGCGTTTTGCTCCAGAAAAGAGAGGAGTTCAAAGACGGGCTCCCCTTTTTATATGGGCACAAGTGGTATTCTTGGCAGAGGCAATTTTACAATTCACGCTGTAATATGCGGTTATTCTCGGCTGGTAATCAATTGGGCAAAAGCTCGGTACATCAATGGGATAAAATAAATCGCGCAACAAATTTAAAAATGCACGAAGAGTTTTGGCCAGGTAGAAAGCCGGATCTTTTCTGGTATTGGATGACTGACCAGGCGACACTAGACCGCGAAGTAAAATTAAAATGGATGCGCTGGTTACCGCAGGGTGCGTTTAAAGATTCTGACCAGTACGGTTGGAAACTCGATGCAAATAAAAAAGGGGAAGAAGTCAAGGGTATTATTTTTAACTCAGGAATAACACTTGAATTCAAGCTTTACACTCAGAGCCCAAGGAATATTCAGAGTGCGACCGTGTTTGACATGGGATGCTTTCCTCACGGCACACCCATCATTACAAAAAGGGGCACGATCCCTATCGAGCAGGTAGTGGTCGGCGATCTAGCTCTAAGCGAAGCCGGTTGGAAACCTGTTGAAAAAGTTATGACCAGAAGGTCGGACGTACTAACAAGAGAGTTTGAAAACGGTGAGATAGTTAGGGCTACTCCAGAGCATCCATACTGGACAAAAAATCGCGGTTGGATTGCATTTTCAGACTTGAAAACAAGCGATATTTGCGTTAAACATCCCCTATGGAACCTGATAAAGAAATCGTATTATTCGAAGGTAATTTGTACACGCGTTTTCCGCAAAGCGATGACGTTCGTATCAAGAATTACTTTAGAGGCTCGCTCGGTAAGAGAAACTCTTCGAAGTTTCTCCATGTCGCTATTTGGGAAAGCCATAACAGCAGAACCGTTCCAGATGGATATGTTATCCATCACAAAAATTTCATCGCCCTTGATAATCGATTATCCAACCTCCAGCTGCTCACCAGAAGCGAGCACACCACAATTCACAAGCTTGAAGAGTGGAAAGAAAAAGGCGTTTACGAATGTACATGCCAGAAATGCGGAGAAGTTTTCGAAACCAGGAGCTCTAAGAAATTTATTAGGTTCTGTTCTATTAAGTGTAGAAGGGTTACGGAAACTCGCAGTTGCGTATGTTGTGGAAAAGAGTTTGAAGTCAGGGGTCGGCCAAGCGAACTCAACAAGGTCAGAATTACGTGCTCGCCAGAATGTCGCAATATTAAAAGAATCCAATCAAGAGGTCATCAACCTCACAGTAGCTGATTCTCATACCTATTTTGCCAACGGAATTTTAGTTCATAACTGTGACGAGGAAATGCCCCTTTCGTTCTGGGATGAGGCGTCCCAACGTATATCCTCAACAGGCAGACACTTTTCAACGGGTTTCACCGCGACACTAAATCAACTTATGTGGTGGCGAGCACTGGAGGGTAAAGGTGCATCAGAGAAGTTCCCGGATGCTTTCAAGTTACAGGTTTCGAAGTTTGATTGTTTGGTGTTTGATGACGGATCACCAGGTTTGTACACTGAAGAGCAAATCCATGAAGAGATTAAGAACTGTTCTTCCGAGGCCCAAGTAAACCGCAGGATTTACGGTAAATTCGCACCCGAGTCAGGTCTTAAGTATCACGCGTTTGATCCAGCGAGACATTACATCGACCCGGTGCCGATCCCGATCGACTGGCTAAGATATTCGGGTGTTGATATTGGTTCAGGCGGTGACAAAAATCATCCCGGCGCATTTTTTTTCATCGCTGTGCGTCCAGATATGAAACTCGGTTATGTATTCAAGGGCCGCAGGCTTGACGACATCGTTACAACCGCAGGCGATATTTTAAATTACTACATCGTCGAACGAGCCTCTGATGAAATGACGGATCAGGCTTACGATTATCATTCGAAAGAGTTTGGTCTCATAGCTGAGCGGGCCGGTGAAAGTTTTTCGATGGCTAACAAGTCTCACGAGCTTGGCGAGGACACGATCAACACGTTATTTGCCAATGACATGCTTTTTCTTTTCGATACCCCTGAGGTCAGAAAAATCGGGGAAGAGATGCTGACATTGATGAAGAGTACGGACAAGAGAAAGGCTGTTGACGACGCTATAGATTCGTGCCGCTACGGATTGATGTGCGTCCCATGGGACTGGACAGCTGCCATTAAAAAACTAAAGCCCGTTGATAAGAAAGAAGAAAAACCCAGAGCCCTAACGAATGAGGAATATCTTGCCGATGAAATCAAAAGACGCCGAGGCGAAACCAAAGAGGACGATCAGGAAGGCTGGGGGGAACTCGGAGCAGAGATCGATTTCTGGAACAGTTTATATTCCGGATTCTGAAAAAAAGGAGGATACAAAAACTGCCTCTGGACTAATTTTGGATGTTAAGTCAATATGTAAGTTAATAGAATCATCCTCCAAGTGCGGTGTCTCCCGATTGAAACTCGGAGACCTTGAGATCCGCTTTAATGACTCTGCAAAGCCCGCAGAGCCGACATATCCCCAATATGATGAATTCGCTGAGTCTAACGACATTGAATCAGCACCAACGTCAGGCGATAGACCGTCGGCCAAGATCCCTAAGGATTTGGTGCAGCGTTTTGCTGAAGAGCAACAGCTAATCGACGATCCTCTTGCCTTTGAAGACCTGCAAGTTGACATGCAGCAGGGACTTTTTGGGGATGGATGAAAAAGCACAGCGCATCTGAGCTGAACACGATGTATGACGAGGCGGTTTCCGTTGATCGGGAGCTGTTTGCTGAAATGCGTTCGAATGTTCTGCTTTTATCGGGCGAGCACTATCAGAAAAAAGACCGTGACGGCCTTCCGTCTCGTGATCATACCAGGGCTAGAAGCGAAAGATTTCAGCTTAGGCTCGTAAAAAACCATCTTCATAAGATTATAAGACACTATGGATCTTCAATTCTCTCTTCTGCTCCTGGCGTTGCTGTTACGCCCCAAAATGACGCCGACCTCCAGGATCAAAAAGACGCCGAGCTTAATCAGGCTGTTTGGCAGCAACATAAGACTGATTACCGGATTAAAGAGCGAATTCGGCAGTGGGCGCAGGACTTCCCGAGTGTAGGCGAGCTTTGTTCGTTTATCCGTTGGGAGCCGAATGCTGGCGATGTCACAGGCTACAACCAGAGAGTCGATGAGAAAACCGGCGAGCTGATGTTTGACGAGATGGGCCAGCCTCTTGGCGACGAAGAGAGCCCGGTCTTTACAGGCAAGTTCGTAATCGAGGATCTATTCGGAGCCAACGTCTTTAGAGATCCATCCGCGAAAAATATGCGCGATGCCCAGATGATTGGCTTCACCAAAGAGACCAAAAAAGCTGATTTAAAAGCTCGCTACAAAGGCCAGGAAGAAAAACTCGAAGGCATCGAAAACGGAGCCAAAGAAGAGTTTGTTGTCTTTGATAATGCTAAAAGTTCATACAGCAAATCGGCTAAAGATAGCGTTTTGCTCAGACATTATTTTTTCAGGAAGTGTGGTGATTACCCGGAAGGGTACTTTTATATTACCGCAGGCCAAACCGTTTTGGAAGAGGGTCCGCTCCCGTTCGGTATTTGGCCGATCATCTGGGCAGGCTTCGACGAGTTACCGACTACGCCACGCGCAAGATCAATAATCAAAGTAGCGCGTCCATATATCGCCGAGATCAACAGGGCATCCAGTCAGCTTGCGATGCACCAGATCACGATCGGCGACGACAAGATTCTGTATCAAAAGGGTTCTAAGCTGGAACAGGGCGCACTCTTACCAGGCGTTCGGGGCATAAGCTTTCAGGGACGAGAACCGACTGTCCTACCAGGCAGAGACGGAAGTCAGTTCCTGGGTTACATCCAGCAGCAAATCAGCGAACTCTATTCTGTTGTTATGCTTTCAGAACTCTCTGAAGAGACGATGACCCAGATGGAGCCGATGTCCCTTTTGTACAGGGCGGCGAGTCAGCAGAAGAAATTTTCTCTCTATATTGAGAAATTTGAGCAATTTTTGATCGATTTCGTCACAACTTTGCTTGAAATGTCAAAACACTACCTACCTGATGAAGCCGTTATTGGAGCCGTCGGTAAGGGTGAACTGATCAATCTCGAAGAGTTTAGAAAAACATCTCCCCTTCGCTACCAGATAAAAGTAGAGCCCCGAGCCGATACTTTGGACCAAATGCTAGGTCGTCAGATGACTTTCCAGAACATACTGCAATATGTCGGAAAGCAGCTCGATAAAGAAGATATCGGTAAGGTCATGGCTCAAATGCCGTATGCAAATAAAGATGCGTTTTCTGATTTCACTATTGATGAGCAAAACGCGAAAAACGACATGCTCGCAATGGAGCGGGGCCAGTATCCTCCGATTGGCCGGGGCGATGATCCTGCGAAGATGCTTAAGAAAATTGAAAACCGGATGCGCAAGCCTGACTTTAGGTTTTTAGAACCTCAGATTCAGCAGCTATATGAACAGCGCGTTCAAGAATACATCGGGATGCAGGCTCAAATCCAAGAGCGCGAAATCGCCATGCAGTCGGACTATATCCCTATGGACGGTCCTTCGGTCAAATGCGACATGTACACCCAGGATGACCCAACAAAAGCAGCCAGCAGAGCCATGTTCCCGCAGAACGCACTCGCTTGGCTTAAGAAGCGCCTAGAAGCTCAGGGCTCTTCGTTCCAAATGCTTGAGCAGCTATCACCGCAAATGATGGCCCAGCTCGCTGATCAAATGAATAACGGTAATCAGCCAGGGGGGCCTATGACAGATCCCTCAGCCGCAGCAAACGGTGGCGGATTACCTCAGGCCATGCCAGGCCAAATGGGGACTATGTAAATGACAATTGAAGAAATCACCACAGTTGAACCAACGGAAATCCCAGTAACAGCACCGGAAGCACCGGCTCCTGTGAGTTCACCTGACGAGGGAGAAGGCGCACCCGTCGTAGTCGCTCCGCCTCCTTATCAACCGAATCTGTCCTACAAAGTCCGTGGGCAGGAAAAGAAATTTGATGAATGGGTGACTCCGGTCATCAAAGACGCCGAGACAGAGAAGAAAGTCCGAGAACTCTACGAAACCAGAGACGGCATCTCCTTTGTGAAGCAGGACCGTGAAAACGTCCAACGTGAAAATCAGCAGATGAAACAAGCTGTTCAGGAAAGATATCAACCTGCACTGGAAACGGTTCAGCAGCTGACTCACTTTCGCGATCAAGGTAATTTACCGGCTTTTTTCAAGCTTTCAGGCATTCCATTGCAGGAAGTTTTAAAATTTGCGGTGAATTACGCAAACCTCCCGCAGGATGGCAGGTCTCAGTTAGAGAATGGCGCGATGTCAGGCATCGAAGCCTACGGGGCTCAGCGTCAACATCAATCATCAGAGCAGATGGCACAACAGCAAGCGGCAGAATTTAAAACCCGTGAGTTTGAGATGCTTTCCACATACGATCCTCAAGTTTCGCGCACAGTAGCCGATTTCGATGGGCAACATGGACAAGGCGCATTTTTTGAGCAAGTGAGACGCACCGGCATGTATCATCACCAATCTCGCGGTGTAGATATCTCGGTCCAGGAAGCGGTCTCAGAAGTAATGAAGCTATACGGGAGAGCCCCGCAAGGTAATCCCTCAGCCCCGTTGTCGTTAGCGCCAAGCCAGGCACCAGCGCAACCAAATATGGTATCGACGCCGCAAGCGCCGACGCCAAAGCCGGTAATACCGGGATTTTCGGGGAACGGCACATCCCCAGTTAAAAAAGTAGCCAGTTCTTTTGCCGCTCTAAAACAGCGAGCCAGAGATTTAGAAGCAGCTGACGACTAAGCCGCTTTAGGGTTCTGAGAGAGACGACATCTCCAGAGAGAACACCCATGTTTTTTAGGGGCCGGAACCATACCCCGCCAAGGTTCCGCTAAGCGTTCCCGTAACTAAAAAACAAATTTCTCTTTGGAGTCTATTCCCATGGCTACTTCACGTACTTTTTCTGCGATGCTTAACGAGCATCTGACCACAAAACTCATGAACGAAGAACTCTCTAAGCGTTGCTGGTTCATGGATACAGTCGAAATGAAAACCAACTGGAAGTCTGGCACTTTGCCGGTTCCTTTCATGGGTTCAGTCGCATCCTCAATCAGCTTCGGAGCTCTCACAGCGTCTAACGACATTGCTGAAGCTGAAGCTGTTCGCGGCGAAGTGACTTCCCAGCCTGAAGCTTGGTTGTCTTTAATCTTCAATCAGCGCGACTTGCAAGAGCATGACGGCAAGATCCCAGAAAGCACTTTCCTTGATGTCTTAACTGACACCATGGAACCTGCGATGGATCTTTTCAAAGATCAGTTGAGCTACCAGTTTTTGGGCGGCACTTCGATCGTCACCGTAACTGATGCAACAGACGCAGCGTCCGGTCTTTTGGTTGTTGACCGCATTGAGCGTTGCTTTAAAGGCCAGAAGCTTGTTTTGGATGACGCCAACACCGCAGCAGCTGATGTTTACATCACAGCTGTCAACCTAAACACTGACACAATCACTGTTTCAGCTACTCGGGGCGGCGCGGCTTTTGATGCTTCTGATTACAGCGTTGCTCAAGGCTCTAAGCTCTATCACCAGGGCGGACAAGCTGGAACGTTCACCTCAATGAAGGGCGCACTGCTTTCTGCTACTAACGGCGGATCATCTTCTCTCTACGGTGTTACCAAAGTAGACCACACCCACACCCAGGCAATCAACGTCTCGGGCGCGGACATCACTGCTTCGAACATCCTGGAAAAACTGTTTCTCTTTTACGTCGCTGTCCGTAAGAAAAACCGTGGCAAGGCTTCCAAGCTGGTTTGTTCTCTGAAGCACTGGGGATCAGTAATGGTTTCTCAGCAAATCACAAAAGGCGCTTACCGAGTTGTCGGCGAGCCTAAGAAGTCTGATTACGGCTGGTGGGAAACTACTATCGCTTCATCTTCGAACGGCGAGTCTCTGGTTTTATGCGCGGTTCCTGAGATGGATGACGATTTCATCACTGCATTCGACCCAACGTCGGTCAAGATTCAGTCAAACGGCGGCATCAAAAAGCACAAGACTCCAGACGGAAACGAATTTTTTGTCGTCAGGAATACTACAGGATATCAGTACATTGTTGATATCTGCTTCCGTGGCGATGCAGTCTGGTACGGCCCAGGCAAAAACGGAATCTTGCACTCAATCCCAGCTTAAATCGTACCAAGATAGCGGTTCTGGGGAATTGTCCTCAGAGCCCTTTCTTGCTCACCTTCCTTGAAAGGGAAACAAAATGGCTATCAGCGACGACAACAAATACCTACTGAATAATAAAATGGGCGCGGTAGCTCATAAAGTTCAGCTTGGAACTCTTATCGAAGCGGCGGAAGAAGGCGGACTTGCAGCAGGAGCGGTTGCTTTAGCTAACCTAGCTACAGGCATTGTTCCTAGTCACGTTGTTAAGTTTGCAGGGAAGCACACATCGACCGCTAACGGCGGCGGAGTAAATGCAGTCACTGTCACAGGCGTTGCAGCTACTGACGTTGTAATTGCTACGCTTCAGACTGCTGGCTCTACACCTAGAACTATCCTCACCGCAATTCCTACTACGAATACAATTACAGTTACTTTCAGCGGTGATCCTTCAACAGATCATATCGTTAGCTACATGGTTCTTAGAGCGGCAGCCTAAATAAAAAACATTAAGGAGACTAGAATATGAATTTTATCAGATTAATTACTTTTGTTATCACCGCGTTTTTTCTCTCGTCATCGGCCCAGGCATCTTGGAACCAGATCGATATCACTAATGCTAACAACGGTGAATCTGTGACCAAGAATGCAACCGATCACGGTAAAAAGTTTGGAAGCGGAAAGTGCGTATTTAATCCAAGCGCGACCTCTGCTTCAAGGGCTGTTGCAGCTCATGGTTGCGGCCTGACCATTCCAAAAAATGCAATTGTTACCAGAGCGGTTTATAAAGTTGTAACGACTTTTACATCTGCTGATGATTCCGCTACGCTCGCTATTAAGATTGTAGGTGCAAACGATGTTGTAAGCGCAGCTGCTATTAGTTCGGGCACTACATGGGACGCTGCTGGTCCAATTTTAGGGATACCGGTTACAGCGACGGCAGCAACATGGCTCACCACGACCGTTGATAGTGAAGTAACTTTCACAGTAGCGGTTCAAGCTTTGACAGCAGGAAAGCTAGTCCTCTGGGTTGAGTGGTTTTACTTCGGTGATATCTAAATAAAACTGGGGAGCTTCGGCTCCCTACCTCTGAGGTGATACATGGCAGACCGTGGACATTTGCAGACCCAAGCGCAAGAACTCATAAAACAGTACATCGTTTATGATGCGAGTTTGCGACCAGAGTACGTTTATACGGTTCAGGCCGATGCTTTAAACGGCACTCCCTGTTCAGCTGTTCGCTACTCATATGACGGCGCAACTAGCCGCGTGGTATACATGAAAGAATTCACCTCAGTATGGAATTCGTCTTGGGAGGTTTTCTAAGATGATTTTCAACCACCACCGGTTCCAGATCTGGAGTAAATCTCAGCATCCATATGTCCACGCACTGGCGGACTTTGGATACAGTAATGCTGCGTTACCTGCTGGTTCAGTGACGAATCTGGAACAGGCGATGAACTGGGTTTTTGCGGTTCTGTATCCGAATACTCAGGATGCGGTCGCAACAGTCGGCGATCTCCCTGCCGTTGGAAATACAATCAACGACATGCGCGTTGTCATTGATGACGGCGACGGCAAAGCAGCAACGTACCGCTGGGAGCAACGTGAGGGTTCCGCCTCTGCCTCCTGGCACAAAATCTATGATATGGATTGGGGTTATGACTCCATTCTATCCGGGTTCCTCGGACATACGCAAGATTTATATGTGAATAAATACGGCAGAGACGATGTTGACGCAGCTGGCGACTTGCTTACAGGCATTAACGCTGGACAACATGTTTACGGCGGCAAAACTGCTGGCTCTCATCTTACTTTACATGCAAACAGCGGCGACGGGACGGGAGCGCAAACAGGCTACATCCAAGCAGCTGACAATATAAGACCGGCTACAGATAGCGTATCGTCTCTCGGAACAACAGGTGAGAGATGGCTTAAGATTTGGTCCGATGAGATTACGGTAGGAACGCTCACGCTCTCAGGCGGCTCGATATTAGATTCCTCGGGAGCTATCGATTTCGGAAATGAGAATCTTACCACTACAGGAAGCGTCGGAGCCACCTCCGCAGGCATTGGAACGCTTTCATTAGTCGGCGGTTCCATAACCGATTCAAGTGGAGCTATTAGTTTTAACAATGAGAATCTTTCGACTTCTGGTTCTATTACTGTTGGCACTCTACTTTTGGCTGGTAGTTCTATCACCGATAGTAGTGGGACAATAAATTTTGGAAACGAAGATCTCGGGACAACTGGGAACGTCACTGGCACAAATATATTTGGCGGCACTGGTGATTTCGGGAATATCCTGATATCTGGCAATACGATTTCGACCACTAATGCCGACGGCGATATTCTCTTAGATCCAAACGGGATCGGAGATGTCGAGATAGTCTCGGGCACCCTCATAACACTTCATCAAATGGTGACAGGCGATGTCGCTATTGTGGGGTCTCTCGCGGCCGACGACCTGCTTTTAAACGGCAGCACAATCTCAACAACAGCTGTAAACGCAGATATAACTTTCGATCCAAACGGCTCAGGAGATGTAATCTCAGCCGCGCATTTTATTCCCGCAATTGACGATTCTTTAGACCTGGGGGCTCCGAGTTTATCCTGGAATAATGCTTATATTTCAAACAGCATCAGTGACGGCACCAACGCGATAACGATGGCGAACCTGCTTACTTTTAGAGCAGTCGGCACTCCAAGCACAGGTCACAGTCTCTTTTGGGACGGCACAAAGTGGGTTTCCTCTGCTGCTGATACTGAGATCGACCACGGCACTATATCTGGTCTGGGCGACGATGATCACACCATATATGGTCTCTTAGCAGGCAGATCTGGGGGTCAGACACTAACAGGTGGCAGCGCAGCTAATAATAACCTGACTCTTGAATCTACCTCTGACGTTACCAAGGGGAACATTCTATTTTCCTCGGTTCCAGCGCCAACAGCAGATAACGCGACTACGCTCGGAGCCGTCGCAAAACGTTGGACCGACCTCCACATGAACGGCCAGGCTTTCGGGCTTAGGCTTGCCAACTACACAACCGCAGGGCGTCCCGCAGCTTCCGCAGGCGCAATCGGTCGCGTGGTTTACGATACTGACCTCAAAGATATCTTCATCGATCTCGGCGGGACTTGGTATCAGATCTCAAGCGAAAAATATTATGTAGAGGACGCAGCCAACTGGGACGGCTCTCAAACTACCGTCACCTACGACGTATCTGGCACAGTCGATAACTCAAGGGCGCTCAACTGGGTCTTAAAAAATAACAGCAACAATTATATGCAGGTCGGCGCTGAAATCGATTTCCCTACCGTAGGGCAGGTCAGGGTCACCGTAGGCATTGAGCTCGCAGCCGGTACTTACACATTGGTTGGGAGGTAAATCTTGGCATCTTCCGACGTTTCAGATTTTGTCCTCGGGATCACAGATAACTATCTGGACGGCGATCCTCGTGCGGCAAAAAAGCTAAATAACCTCGTGATTAACGAGAATAATAAGCTTGTCCAGCATCCTGGTCTGACGATTTATAACTCGTCGGCTCCGCAGCTGCCCCCAGGAAATCAGTCGGTTGATAGCCTCTATTACTTCGATTCGACTCTTTTTGCGAAGTCTGGAGCGAGGCTCTATTTGATAAAAGACGGAGACTCGTCCTGGACGACTCTAGCAGGGCCAACGGGAAACGATGCTTTCGCAGATTCAGAACTCGGTGCGAAATGCTCATGGTCTGAGTCTCGCGGCCATCTGTTTATTACTCCAGGTCCAAGCACTAATAAAAAAGGCGGATGCCGGACGGTAAAGGTTTACAGGAATGCAGCGAATACTTGGTATCTGGTCCAGGCTGGATTGCCTCGCTACAAAGATGCTACGGGCGGGGTCTCCGTGGAAAGCGATGTTATCGGTACAAACGTTGTCTATTTCCGATATCTAGTTATGTCGATGTTTACCCGTACCTACGTTGCAAAAATCAACGGTGTTGACACGACTTTTAGGGATTTCGGTCAGCCAGTTGTGTTTGCAGACAGAGACAATGTAACAACTGGTACAAATATTGATTACGCTGGCAGCGAGAGTTATGTAAATAAAACGAACGAAAATTTTGATACCACCGGGCTCAGGCTGGATACTTTTCGAACGAAAGCCGACGGAACCGAATTTTATATTGCGGTTAGCCAGCGCCAAGCCACTGGACCGCATCCGTCCGATTCTACGCTGGGAACCATACAGGCCAAATGTTCTGTTCAAAGTTCAGCGTCTGCGGCGTCCGGACTCCATACTATGCACGTGGCGGATATCGCTTTTTTCTATGTTGGTCAGAAAGTTACGCTTGATGACGGCGACAGCTCAGCAGTAACCAGATACGTGAGGACAGTTAGCTACACCACAAATGTTGTCGGACTTTCTGCGACTTTGGGAGGCGCAGCCTCGAATGACAGCGCATACACGACGGCACAGTCTTCTTACATAACATTCGACTACAGCGCCGATTCTCCGTCTGGATACGCCGAAGGCAATTATAACGACCCTACGCCTCCCTGTTATTTCTCGTCGATTGTGGACGGATATGGATGGTATGCAGCTCCTATTGATACATCCCTAACCAATAGGGACGCAGCCCACAGAGCGACCAGGGTTTTGCAGAGCAAGCCAACAGATCCGGACGGATGCCCATCGGGAAACTATGTCGATCTCGCGGTCGATGTCCTGACTGCCATGGGATATTTCGGCCAACATCCAATTGCCTGCTCAAGAAATAAGACCTACCGGATCGAGGGCCGACTGGATGCTTTCGGCGGCGGCGGTCTCCGTGGTGTTTTGGTATCTGAGACCGAGGGCGCAGTTTGCCAGGAAATGATACCGACTCCTTTCGGGCTATTATTCCAGTCTGAAACAGGTTGGTGCGTAACTGACGGTTTCCAGGTCACAAACCTGAGTAAGAATCATCTTAGGACGACATATTCGGCTTTATCGAACAAATCCAAAGGTTCCGCCTGTTTTGACGCCTTAAACCAGAGAGCCTATTTCGGAACAGAATCGGCAGCTTTAACCCCGGCTGTATCTGGTAAAAATAACTCTGCATTTGTCCTAGATCTTAAAAGAAGCAAGGGCGGCGAGAACGGTGTTTTCACCACAATCTCGGCTGATGATAATTTTCAACCGGCAGCACTGCACTATGACTCGAAAAACAACAGGATTATAGTCGGCGACTCTCGCGGCTATGTCTTTAAGTTTGATGCGTCTAAAACAACGTTTCCCACCGTAAATACAGCTGTTGCGTATTCAACTTGGGGAGTTTCAGCGATCGTCTGGGAATGGATCACCTGCGCATTCTCGTTTGGTTCGTCCCGGATATCTAAATGGATGAGTGAGATTTGGCTGGTTTGTAAGAATCTCACAGGAAACCTCTCGATTGATTTCACATCGTACAAAGATGACCGCACTACGGGCGTAAGGATGAAAGCTGCGAGAGACCGCTCGATTACCTCTGGTTTACATAAAATCAAACGCGGTTTTCCGAAAGGAAACCTGTCCTGTGTTTATGCTCAGCTGCAAATTAAAAAGGGTTTTGTCGTAATCGCCAGGAGTGATGACTATGACCAAGCGGCCTTCAACAACGCGGGAAACACGGCTCTGATCGCATCGGGTGTATGGCCTTCTGACGGCACCGACGCCATGGTTGGTCATTACCTTTTTCCTGAGATTGCTGGGGCATATGATACAGGCTGGGTGATTTCGGCTCATTCAGGCGATACGCTCACGGTCTCAGATCCATCAAATAACTTACCTACCGCTACCAGCAATTGGGTCATTAAAGGCTATCCAAAAGCTGAAGGCGTTGAGATCCATTCACTCGGAATAGAACACCAGGTTCTCGGCGAGGGTTATCCGGAAAGGAGTGGTCAAGGTGGCAACACGTAAAAATCACCAGCTTGATATCAATCTTTCTAGCATCAAAGATAACGCGGTGCGATCTGCACTCGATTCTATTGTGTCCCAGGTAAACGCTCTTTCTCAAAACATCTCGGTTTCGACGAGCGTAAAGGCTCAAAAGATATCGACTCATAACGAGCTTTTCAAAGTCGATGAAGATGGGATGGTTCGCTGTAACTCATTAAATATTGACGGCGGCGGGCCGATAAAAATGAAGTCTTACAGCGGAACATTGGCTGGCGGCGGGACAACAACTCTCAGTTTCCCTACAGGCACTAAAATCATGGGCATCAGTGGCTGGTCTCAGTACGACGGTAATGCAGGCCAATACGCGCCTTTGGGTATTTTTTCCGATACCGTTCTCGCCGTCTATCCATCTGGTTCAAACAGTATTGTTTTGCTTAATGATGACGCTGTCGATTCAAACGACTACAGGATTATCGTATTTTACAATGACAGGGATGATAAATAAATGGCGATCACAACTAAATTTTGGACATGGACTGAGATCTGGGCAAAGATCAAATCAGAGCACGATATCGACGATGAAGATGATTTTATCGACGAAGCCGAAGCCATGGGCTATGCAAATGACGCGATCGATGAGGCAGAAGCCGGGATCGCAACAATATACGAAGATTACTTCCTATCGAGGGCTTCGCTAACGCTGGTCAGTGGGCAGGACGAAATCGCAATGCCTGGGACGATCTACGCGCATAAAATCCGCAAAATCATCTATTTCAACGGCAGCATAATTTATCAGGTCGCACGCATCAGAGGGCTGGACAAATTCTTAGAATACAGACATTCTAGGTACAACCCAACAAACACCGCTGAATATCGCTATTTCATAGAAAACTCGACCGCTGGAAGCCCGAAGATTCTCATTTCCCCGGTGGCGTATGAATCAGGCGATAAAATGGAAATCTGGTTTATCCGCCAGGCCAACCGGATTGCAACAGGCACAGATGTTGTCGATATCCCTGAGTTCGCAAGTTTCGTTATGGATTTCCTCAGAGAGAGAATCGAAGCAAAACGCGGCGCTGGTAGCCCTCGGCATCAGGCGACACTTATGAAATTAAACGGGAGCCCAGACGGAACACTTACAGGCACTCGTCAGCTGATGATCGATACCCTGACAGCAATGGTTCCTGACGGAGATAACGAGATTATCCCGGATTATTCACCATATAACGACATGAATTAAGGAGTGAAAATATGAGCGGTTGGGGCGGAGCGTTCGACGATCCATCTGGTGGTCCTGGCGGAATAGACCCAAGAACAGGTCTCCCGGATCTTAGTTATATGTATGCTGGGAATAAACTCAGTAACGATTTTACTCTCGGAAAAAATAATTACAATACCGGGCAAAGCCATGTTAACAACCTGTCGAAATTCGCAAACAGTAAGGGTCCGAGTGCCTGGGCTGGAATGCAGAACCAAATGACAGACAACTACAGTAAGTTAGCTGCCGACCAAGTTGGCCGGGATGCTTCAGCTGCCTATGGCGGCGGGATGTCAAACCTCGCATCCTCTGGCGGTCTCGATGCCGGATCTCGCGAAAGACTTGCGTCTACCTCAGGCTTAGGCCGGATGCAGAATCTTCAGAACGTAAGCGGTCAAGGCAATATGCAAAAGATGCAAACCGGGATCGCCGATCAGCAGATGAAAATGGATGTCATGAAACAACTCCCAGGTATGCAGATGCAGCAGGGTGCGTTTAAAGCTGGCCTTGATCAGTTTGATGTGAACAACAACCTCGGCATGGGCAAGATGATTTACGGCGAGGGTGTTAAGTACCAGTCTGGTCAGGATCTCGCGGCGGCGCAGAAAGAAGCTGCTGATACAGCAAAGAAAACTGCAAACTATAAATTAGGAAAATGGGATTGGGTGGGCGGCAAGTTAGATGAAGCCAATAAGTGGTTTTGAACAAATTAGATACTAGGGGATTTTTATGGCTTGGTGGATACCATTAGCAATGGCAGCGGCCAGCGCGGCGCAAGAAAAGCAAAAAGTAGATAAAGCGAACGCAGTTCAAGCTCCAATTAATCAGGCAAAGGCAAAGTGGTCAGGCTGGACTGGGATGGAGCCGGGGCAGGTACAAATCGCCGATATGTTGGGTGCGGGGATGCAAGGCGCAGGCGCCGGAATGGCAATGAGTCAGAATATGGACAGGTCCGACGGCTACAACAACTGGTTGAACAGGCAGACAACAGATTCATCTGGAAATAGCTCAGCTTGGGGGCAGACAAGCCCTAATTCAGGCCAATACCGGACACCGTAATTTAAAAGGATCTGACCGATGGATGGTTATAACGAGAATAGAGACCGGCAAAGCATGCAGGATTGGGCTTCGCTGTTTAATAATATGAAAAACGGTGTGCAAAGCGGCGCTGGTTCTGCGTGGGAAGCGGTAAAAGACGGGTTTAGCAAAATCCCTTCTCCGGCTGACAATATGCGGCGAATTGCAGGTAATACCTCGCAAGCAGGCGTTCCGCAAGGCTCGACATTTTCCGGCGAAGATCCAGTCAATCCTTACTCAGTAGCCATGCCCTATGACCGGGAGAACTTTGTCGAACAGATGCAGGCTCCGGATACTCAGGACCAACTATCAAGAATTTCCTCGGGTGCTCCGGCAAATAAAAAGCAGCGCGGACTACCTGCTTCAAACAACGGCAGTCCAGTCGATCCGACCTACGCAAATCTTTTAAAGCAAATGTACGACAAGGGGAATTCTACCGCCGAACTCCAACGCGGCGCAGCAGATGACATGCAGCCATTTGTTGACCAGATGTCTCAGGGTAAT